GATCGCACAGCTTGTGATGGTACCAGTCGTTCATTTCAGACCGGTAGAGATATCAGAGTCCACACTTTATTCATACCCGATTACTATTAGTGAAAGAGGGGAGGACGCCCTAGGGAGTACCGGATGAATCGAGCGACTCGCAGAACAATGAAGAAGAAGATGGGAGAAGAAAACACAGAAAATATTACCGAGAAAATTTCCCAGTTTAAGAAGCTTCCAGAATCATGTAGTGCATGTCAAGAACCATTTGACAAAAAAGACAAGGACATGGCGCAGTCATGGAGTGTCGTGGCAAAACAAGACGTTGTTAGATTGTTTTGTCCAGAATGTATAAGAAAAACACAGGAGATATTAGATGAGCGTAGATAGGTTATCGCCATTCGCATTAGATAAGATACTAAGCGGAAAAGTAAAGGAGGAGGCGACATGCGTGGTAAAGTTTTATTCAAACGATTGTCATTACTGTCACAAACTCGCAGAATATTACAAAGAAATAGCAGAGGATGAAGACCTTTCGGATATACATTTTTTTGCATTCAATATTCATGACAATCCAGCAATTGAAAAAAGACTTAAATTCAATGGGGTACCTACGATTTCACTTATTCAGACAAAAATCGATAAGGGGGATGCGAAAATTAGAACAATGCCTGACCCTGACTCCCCCAACGAACATACGTGGTATTATGTAAAAGATATCAAAGACTTTATTAAGAGAGAGAAATAAGATATGAATCGCGATGTACAGACATGCGTATCCTATGATGATGTGTTGCTGGTTCCGCGATACTCAGATATTCGTTCTAGGTCCGAGATAGATATATCAACAGAATTAGGTAGTGGCCTAAGCTTAAGCCTCCCAATAATATCATCTCCAATGGATACGATATCGGAAGGACCCATGGCAGTAGCCATGTCTGCTGCCGGTGGCGCAGGGGTCATACACCGATATAATACAGCTGAGGAACAGGTCCGACATGTTATAGAGGCCAAAGAAGAACTACAGGGGGAAGACCCAATAGTGGGCGCCGCCATTGGGGTTTCTGGAAATTTTTTAAATAGAGCAGCAGTATTACAGGCTGTGGGGGTAGACTTTTTCTGTGTGGATGTTGCTCACGGGCACCACATCTTAATGAAAGAAGCCATAGAAACCCTTAGAAACGCATTTGGCGACTCTATCCATATTATGGCTGGCAATGTGGCCACCCTGGAAGGTATAAATGATCTAGCAGATTGGGGGGTTGATTCCGTTCGCTGCAATATAGGGGGCGGCTCAATTTGTTCGACACGTATTCAAACGGGCCATGGCCTGCCAGGTCTTCAAACTATTATAGATTGTGCAAAAACAGATCGCGATGTAAAAATTATCGCTGATGGTGGTATCAAAACATCTGGTGACATGGTGAAGGCTTTAGCGGCCGGCGCAGATGCAGTCATGGTGGGGTCTTTGTTGGCTGGCACCAACGAGTGCCCGGGAAAGATTTTCGAAGAAAAGGATGGTTCCCGATGGAAGATATATCGCGGAATGGCCAGCAAAGAAGCTCAAATTAAATGGCGTGGAAAATATTCTTCTTTTGAAGGTATCTCTTCACGGGTGCCTTATCGAGGGNCTGCCTCTAATATTTTAGAAGAGTTGGAGAGAGGAATTCGCTCAGGCTTCTCATATTCTGGAGCGCGGACTCTTTCGGACTTACATGCGAAAGCCACATTTGTTAGACAAACCACATCTGGCATATCTGAAAGCAATACCCATATTGTTGGGAGAAGCTGGTAATGTCCGATGAAATAGAATACGGTAATTTAAATAAACGAATTGTCTTTAAAGAGAATGACCATCGCCATGCACAGCTTGTTAACAGGCTGCGTTATGATGGCCTAACTCAGTCAGATTTTTTTAGGTGTATGGTCACAGGATATATTCAAGGGGATGAAAGAATTGTTGAGTTTATCGATGATATAAAACAACAATCGGAAAAAAGAAAAACAAAATCTAAAAAGTTAAGAACTAAAGGTAAAGATAATGTCCGCGCCTTGGGCCTCGGTGACGAGAAACTGATTGACGACATTTTCGATATAATAGCAGAGGAACACCCAGACTTATGAGGGGAAACGGTTTACGTACATGCGCTAGCCTGTGCATGAAAAAAAATAGTATTTGCGAACAAGCAAGTTGTCGTTTGTGGGTTGACTATGAAGAAGATTTCAACTGCTGTTTAGTGTCTATATATGAAAATGGAAACATGACGTTGAGACAAATTGGGGACCGCTTAGGAATATCATTTGCAAGAGTAAAGCAAATAGAAACCGAGACTCTCCGGAAGATAAGAAAGTCCCCTCTGTTGAATGATTAGTTTTTTTTGGAGTATAAGGAATCATAGCACTATTTATAGATGAGTTCAAATTGAGGAGAATATTCATGGCTCGTAAAACACTTTTAACGGAAGGCGAAATTCGCCAATTTATGAAGCTGGCTAAGCTCACTCCACTAGGCGCTGGCCGTCTTCAAGAGATGGGCGGCTTGGAAGAAGACAAGACTGCCAACAAGGGCCATGGCCCAGGTAAGGAAGTCAAGGACGGTAATGGCCATCCCACCGGTCGCTGGCTTAAAGAGCAAGAAGACGAAGAGATGGAACTGGGCGGCGAGGAAGCACCCATGGATGATCTTGGAGTCGGAGGCGGCGAGGAAGAGATGGAGCTTGGCGGTGAGGAAGATCTCGGCGGCGAAGAGGAACTTGGCGGCGGCGAAGCCGGCATGGTTTCCATCGAAGATTTCATGACAGCCCTTGAAAGCGCTCTTGAAGAGGTGACTGGCGAGCCCGTCAGTACTGAAGTAGACGGCGAGGAAGATCTCGGCGGCGAGGAAGATCTCGGCGGCGAAGAGGAGCTTGGCGGCGAAGAGGAGCTTGGCGGATTAGACATGGGAATGGGCGCAGAAGAGGAAGAAGAAGTTCCTGGCGCCCGCGACATGTATGAGAGCCAAGATCAAATAGTTCAGGAAGTTGCTAGCCGCGTGGTTGCGCGCCTAACTAAGCAGAAGAAGAATGACGATCTGGCAAACCAGTTAGCTGAAAGAATTTTGAAGAGACTAACATCAGCAAAATAACTTGACATTTGTTTTACGAGAAGTTATAATATATAAAAGCCGCTGCTGATGCTGGCGGCTTTTTTCTTGAGGTTATATGGAATACTGGTGGGTTTATTTACTAACGTTTCTGTTTGGATACGTAACACATAAAACATTTTATTTTTTGAGGTCAGCGCGCCTATCGCTTTCGCTTATTAAAGCATCTCACATTATTTACTTGTCTCTTCTTATTAAAGCGATAGAGAATTTCGCCTACACCAAGGCACTGACCACGCAACAAATGAAAGAGACTGATAAGTCAAGAGAGCAGATTCGAAAGTTTGAATATCGACACGACGAAGATATTGCATTGTTTAAGGCTCGCTCCATTGCGGTTCTTTTGGAGTACCATCCACCATTTTTTCGTTCAATGGTAGAGTTTGAGGATTGGCCCAGTGCAATGCGCCACTTGCTGGCCAACAGAGACGCCGCACTAAAATTTTGGGAGGTAGACGATGATCGGTAAGATTAAAGAAATCATAAAATCAATCTTAGAGGAAGAGCAAAAGAACACCAGCAAAGACAAAATTGTTTTTATTGACCCGGAGGCTTTGCGTGAGTCTCAGGCACCACCCGAGCCAGAAATGAGCCTTGTCGGCCTTTTTTGCGAGGTGGTTGATGAGAAGGTGGCCGAGATAGTGCATGCAATATTGTATTTAAATGAGACAAACCGTGTATTACCGGATGATAAGAAGAGGCCCGTTGAATTTTATATCTCAACTTATGGTGGAAATGCCGATGACATGTTTGCTTTGTACGATGTAATGAGACAGGTTCGTGAAGAAACAGAGATTCATACCATCGGAATGGGGAAGGTTATGTCGGCCGGTGTACCCCTGTTAGCAGCCGGTACGAAAGGTAAGCGAAAGATCGGTAAGAACTGTCGCGTCATGATTCATTCNGTTGTCGCAGGCAACCACGGTCCGATTCATAATCTCATAAATGAAATGGAAGCAGTCGAACAGATTCAAAAAATGTACATAAATTGTTTGGTTAGTGAAACAAATATGACAAAAAAGGACGTAAAAAAGATGCTAGAACGTAATGTTAACGTCTATTTATCTGCAGAAGAAGCGGTAGAATTAGGTATTGCTGATATAATTATTTGAGGTTTTTGAATGTCTGAGTTAAGAAATATCCTGAGAGAAGAATACATAAAGAAAGAGAAGGTGATAACCCCTCAAGCATTGATTCAGATGATTGAGGAAGTGATGGAGATTTCCATTCCGGCATCTCCCATGTTGGAGCGCAGAAAAGAAAAACAATCCCAACACCTTACTTTGGATCTCATTCCCACTCTCCCTATCACCGAAATTGGGTGGGGTTCTCTGACCACTCCTGAAAAAGGCGGCAAAGAGGTGCGCACTGCAGCAGGACAAGACTTGGCACAGTTTCTTAATAATATTGCCCCGGGCACTGATATTAAGGGAAAGATTGTAGAGCTTAATGAGTATTTTGAAAACCCCCTCTCCGAAGAAGAGGGAACACCGGGCCAACAAATTAGTCGGACCATTTCCAACCTAGTTTTTTATAAGACTCTCACGAATATCATCACAAATTTTAACGCATCATCGGCAGGCTTTGCGTTTGAATCTTTCTTGGCTGTTTTGCTTGATGCTGAAACTGGAAAACAAATCCCCGCAGGTGGTGCTGGAACTATTGCTGATATTGTGATTGAAAAGGGCGGCCGCCCAATCTCTCTTAAGCTTTACAAAGAGGGGCAATTAAAAGTTGGCGGCTCTTATAAGCAGTTGGTTGATGATCTTACGGGTGAAGGAGAAATTGATGCCGGTTTTATGGAATATATCGTTGTAACCAAAGATTTATCGGGGGAAGGACTGAAGCAAGAAGGGAAGTTAAACTTCTATGGTTTCAACTTCACCCTCCAAAATGTGCTGGAAATTCTGGCACTTAAGAGAAAGGAGATTAACCACCTCTTACGCATCCCTTCGGTCTTTGCCACGGATACGGCCCAATTGGAACAGATGGTAGCAGAGGGTGGCGGCTTAGCGGACTTACTTAAGATGCCGGGCCGCACCGCGGTAAACCTTAAGCCTCTAGTAGATACTTTTATTCAGAGTGTTAAAGATTCTATGGGAAGCGCTGGATTTCAAGACCAGACGATTGGAGAATTCGAAACCGAATTTGGAAATTTAGTGGACATTGAAACAGGAACCTTTAAAGGCACCGAGGAACGAGCAGCCCCCACTCGCTTTGGATATGCCAAACCTACCGTGGGAAGAAGAAATCTTATTAAACAGATTAATTTTGCCACTCCCGAGGAGGTGGAAATATTTACACAAATATACACCAAGGGCGCAGATGCGGCCGTTAAGCAGCGAGCCAAGCTGGGCAGTCGAGGATCGGCACGGGGACAGAAACTTAAAGAATTGAAACTCATGGCGGGCCCCAAGTCTCTGAAGAGGCTGCTCCAGCTTCGAAGCGAAGCATCGCCGGAACTCTTTGCGATGGCTCTTCAAAGCACCGAGGGATATCTTATGAATCGCCAATTTGAACTGGCCAAGGGAGACTTAGGAAAACTGGGGAGCATCAGCAGCCAAGACAACCTCTTCCCCTATGGAGATTTTGATATCGGCACCATTGAGATCGGCGCCGCAAAGATTCAAGACATGCTGGATCGTTCTATTACTAAAGTCAATGAATCAATATTTGTTATCTTTAGCGATCTTAAAAATCTCTCTAGTAATCTAAACTCCTACGTGGCCGGAGGGCTAGAAAACGATTCTCTCGCCACCGACGCTAAAGAAGATGCCGAAGACATTGCGAGTGGCACGGAAGAAATACGTGATACAGAATAAATAACTTGACATAATCTTAATATGCGCTTATAATATATACACAACCGTGAGGTACCAATGGGTCGCGAATACGACGACAATCAGACACTACAACAAAAGATAATGAATGGAGCAAACAAGCTAGCAGACAACGTTGCTTCCACACTCGGCCCGAGAGGTCGAAGTGTCCTCCTTCAAGAGAAGGGCCAGACGCCCTTCATCACAAAGGATGGTGTGACAGTTGCGGCTTTTGTTGCATGTGATGACCCCTTTGAAAATGCTGCCGCACAGGTCATCAAACAAGCTGCTGTCGAAACAAACAATACCGCTGGTGATGGCACAACAACGGCGACAGTGCTGGCCCGCGCTATCTTACGAGAATCACAGAGGTTTATAGCATCTGGCGTATCACCCACAGAACTTCAGCGTGGGATTCAGATAGCTACCAAGGAGGTGTTAGAAAACCTTAAAAGATCTTCGCGTCCAGTAGCGAGCCTCGATGACATTGAACATATCGCAACTATCGCTGCAAACAATGACCGCTCAATTGGAAAGCTGATATCATTGGCGGTTGATCGCGTAGGCCAAGATGGCTCCATCACAATCGAAGAGTCTAGGTCACTAGAAACCTCACTGGATGTGACGGAAGGCTTTAAGTTTAATGCTGGCTATTGTGCTGGTGCTTTCATCACGGATGAGCGCCGAGCAGTGATGCACCATGACGAACCGTTACTGCTGGTTACAGACTATAAGATTTCCAGCGTCGAACAGATACTCCCAGTGTTAGAAATGGTGGCTCGTGAAGGCCGACCTCTCATTATAGTCGCAGAAGACGTTGAAGGACAGGCCCTGGCCGCGATGATCATGAATGCAATGCGTGGCACCCTTAAGATTGCAGCAATCAAGGCACCCAACTATGGCGCAGAGCGCCGTCAACTGCTTGACGACCTTGCGACGTCAACCGGTGCAACATTTATCACCCGAGAATCCGGCATCAAGTTAAACAATGTTCAAATGAAACACTTCGGCTCCGCAAAGTTTATTGAAAGCAGCAAGCATCAAACAACAATTGTCGGTGGTAATTGTGATGGTGAAACAATTGAGGCTCGTATTGAAACACTCAAAGCCGAGATTGAACAAACAGAATCACTAGAAGAAGCAAACCAACACCAGCAGCGCATTGTGCGTTTGGCCTCCGGCGTAGCTGTGATTCGAGTCGGCGGCTCAACCGAGGTTGAAATGACCGAACGCAAGCACCGTATTGAAGATGCCCTA